GACCCACTCTTTGCGGCTCTGCAAATCGTCATCGATCCCGCGCAAAAGGTCGGCAGAAATGCGCCCGAGTTCAGCCGGATCGATTTCATCGACAAGGTTGTCGTACCAATCGCGCTCTTCGGGCTCCCCGTAGATATTACCGAGGGGATTTTCATCGAGTGAAAGGGTCACGGCCCCATCATCGTGTTCGATGCTGAGAATGTTCCCGCTCGGGTCGACTTCAGGGACGTCTACCCCTTCGACCTGCTCAATGATGATATCGGTGGGGTCAGGCATGGGCTGACCTTCAGGGGCCTGAATCGAAACATTTGGGGTCAGGTCGGGCACTAATGGCATGACGGGTAGCCTCTCTTAGCGGGCAGACATTTCCTCAACAAAACGCCGAAGACCCTCTTGCGCCGCAAAATTATCAGTTTTCGCTTCGACTGTATACGTGCGCTTTTCTGCGTGGGGTTCTTCGCCCCAGACGTTCACGCGCCAGACATGGCGCCCGATACAGTCCACCGTACACGAACATCGAACCGCATTATCCATATATTTTGCCTTTTAGCAGGGGTAGAGGGGCGAGTCTTGTTTGTTCGGGTACACTTTCATCGATTCAATCTCTTCAAGCCGCTCAGGGGCTCGAGTCAATAATCCCACCTCGCGCAGGTGGCGAAGACTCATCGACACCGTATCCACCAAGTCATCGTGTTTGCCCCGTGGGAACTGCCCGACTTGGGTGATAACCATCTCAGACCACGTCCGATCAGGGGCGTAGATGATCCCTTCCGCAAAAAGATGCTGGACCGAATAGAGTCTCGAGAGCTTGTCTTGGGACTTAGGGTCCGCCAACTGCACGGCAAATTGCTCATTTTGATACAGGCGCCTGATTTCCTGAGCGACCGAGATGCCTGCCGCTTTGTTTTCAATAATCAGCTTGTCGATCTTCAAAGCTTTTGCCGTGCGCGCAATCTTTTCCACCAAGTCATGCAACTCCAATCGATCTTGCCATGCATGCATCAGCATGACTTTTGGGGCGGACTCGCTATACATGCGATCCACATAAACGGGTCGACCGCTCTCATCAATGATTCGATGGGGCTGCGCAACAGCCTCGGAGGTAAAAACACCCCATACGGTCATGGCGCTCGCATCGTTCATCGTCTTCATGGTGTAGGCGGTATCGACGGAGGCCAAAATAAAATCCATGGGCGGAAAAGCTTCAGGCTCCCACAACTGCCACCACTCGCGCTTGATGACACCGCCCCCTGCAGGCTCCGGTCGCTGTTGCAACTGCCCTGCAGCGCTGAAGGGCCCCAAGACTTTCTCGAGCGTTTTAACCTGATCCTCTCCGAATCGCTCGGGCCACAACAATTCATTGGGCTCGGTTCGCGGATCTTTCCAACCAATCGAGGTCACAAAGGATCGCTCAGGCTCATAACGCATGGGCAAACACAAGTGCGTCCACTCGCCCACGTCTTTTGACAAAATGTGGCCCGTCAAATCATCTTCGGCAAGGCGCTGCTGAATAATAATATAGGCGCCCGTCTTCGGATCATTGAGACGAGTCGACATGGTCCCATCCCACCAATCAATCGTCGCCTGAATATTGGCTTCAGAAAAAGCCTCGTTCGCAGCGTTGGGGTCATCCACCACAATGATTGATCCACCTTCACCGGTCACGGCTGCACCAATCGAGGTGATCAAACGTTCGCCGCCCTTATCATTGGAAAAGCGCGACTTCGTATTCTGATCCGAATTCAACTTAAAGCGCTCGCCCCACAATCCTTGATACCAAGCACTCTCAATCAATCTTCGGCACTTCACCGAATCTCTGAGCGTCAACTGGTTCGCATAAGAAGCATGTAGGAACTGAACATTGGGCCCTGATGTAGGGGAACTAAAAGGCTGAGCCCATGTCCAAGCTGGAAGCGCAACAGACGTAATCGAACTCTTTCCCATACGTGGCGGGATATTGATAATCAACCTGCGAATCTCGCCATCTACAACAGCCTGCAAGTGCTCGGCCACCGCTTCAATCGGCCATCCATCCTTCCATGGCGAGGGATCAATCTGCCTCCAACCATACTTCAAAAACAAATACAAACTATCTTCGCACTCCACGCGATCCAACTCGCGTAGCTGCGATTCTGCATCAACAATAACACCGCCCAAATCAACGAGCATTAGCAGCGCGTCTTTTCTTTGGCAATCGCGTGGCGATACAGCATCACGTTACCGCGAAGAATCAATTCCAAATCTTCATCCTCGCTCTCAATCCTTAACACCCATCCGCGCTTAGTGTGATGCTCCAACGTCACGTTTACGTCAAAACCCAACACACTCTGGATATCATCATCTGATTTCTTTGCAATGCTAATCATGTTAGTCCGCCTTTATTCCAACATCAGAATTTGCAATCAAATGCATGCGATTGCATTCTCGAGCCGACTCTTCAACGCCCTCCAAAAATAATTCCAACAATTCTTCTCGAGCATCCCTCTCCAAAACTGAACCAATCACAAAACCGCTCCCAAAACCCAGAGCCTCCAAAAGCTGAGCAAACTCTTCCGCCTTGTTCTCAGCCCCCTCATAAGCCTCCATCATCTGCCCTACTAATTCCGTATACTTATTCCTGTGCCGAATCGGCATCTCAACTTCGATCTTCATCTTCAATACCTCCTTCTTCCTCTTCATCTAAATCTTCATCCTCTTCAATCTCACCATCAATTACATTCGGATCATTCTTCGGAAACGAAACAGCAGCCTTCAAAATATCACGCAACTGATCACGCTGCTCAGGAGACAAATTCCTCACGTCTACCGCTGGCGATTGCGAAATGCTCTGCTCAATCGGACCCCCGTTTGGACCCGTCAACTCCAATCGATCTGTCTCACGCCACCTTGCTCTCGTCTTCAACCAAAATATAGCAGCCGTCACAGACTGCTTGTGAGTCGGATCAATCGCAATGTTATACAGATTCTGCTTCACCCGAAGGTTCGTCTTCTCAAGAGCCGTATCCAATTCTTCGCGATAGTACTTAGCAAGGGTGTCACGATTAATCTTTAAATGATTCGCAATCTGCTCGTTCGTCCAACCCATGCCCCCTAACTCCAAAACCTGAGCACGGCTCACAGAAGTCGGCTTGTGAGGCGGTCGACCCCGCTCATCCCGCTTCTCCTTCTTCTTCGGAACCAAAGCCTTGCTCGAGACAGGCTCCTTCAAAGCTTCACTCAAACCTTTCTTTGACATCCTCTTTATTCCTATGCATTGACGATTTTTTAGACAAAAAGGTGTACAGGATTCAAACCTGTCGGGAGGCCGCGATCCACAACAACCGTGTGGCCTGTGTGCTGAGGCGGAATGCCTTAGATGGTGGGCAGGAGGAACGCCCTTCAGCTACCTCTCAGTCGCTGCACGCGCATCGTGCCAGACACCTAAACCTTACCGATAACGAGCCGTCTTCTTCGCAACCTTCTTAGGCTGCGCGACAAACTGCTGACCCTTCGCCTTGCCCTTCCTCTTCGCAGCCGTCGTCGCCGCATACTCCTCTCGACTCAACGCCTTGATCGCCGCCTTCGGAAGATAACGCTCACCGGTCTTACTCGAGGGCTTCCCACTCTTTGTGGTCCACTCCTGCTCAGTCCATTCCCTCAAAGATCTCTGTGGCTTTCTCATATCAATCTCGATAGCCTCCACCCTTTTCTTTGTACTTCTTCGCCAGCAATTGCGCCTTCCTCGCGCTCCACTGACCCGCCTTCGTACCCTGCGTCGCCTGCGCCTTAATCTGCTGGTACAGGGATTTACGCATCTCAGGCTTGGTATAATTGCCCGCAGCATTCACTTTTGATTTTTTCGCCATACCTGCAGATATATCAGTCGGGCCGGTACGCTGTAAAGCAAAATTATGCTCGGGGTACCCCCCCCTATCGGAAATCAGCAAAAGGGGGTGGGGGGGTCGGCAAACTTGCCCGTTTTTTGTGGGTATAGCGATTTGTCACATTAACCCCTACGTAGCAGGAAATCCCTAATAGCAGGGGGGGGTGGAGGGGGGTGCGGTTTGTACCTATACGCATACGTAGTTTCCTTGCGGGTCTGTTTGTTTTCGCACACAAGCTGGCATGCCCTTTGCCTGCGTGCGGTGGCGCACAGTGCGGTCGCGCACAGTCGGCGCGGGCTGCGTGCGGTAGCGCACACAAGGCGACGCGCTCGAGGGCGGCCGGGCTGAGTGTGCGTTAGCGCACAGACGGCGAGCGCTCGAGTGTGCCTTGTGTGTGTTGGCGCACGGTTCGGAGCAGGAGTAGCAGACTGCGGCAAGTACGTATTGCAATGCGGCTTATGCGGACGGGCGAATGTGCGTTGGCGCACACAGCAAAAAAAGCCCGCTACTTCAGTTTACCACGGGCAGCTTGGCGCGACTGTTCGCTGGCGCACGGAACGCCATGCGGAATGCACGTATGCTTGTACGCAGATCTGCGCGCCGCGCTGTGTGCGCTAACGCACATTAGGCGACGCTGCAGACCAGCATCAGGCCTGTAGGTAAAAGCCGAATTGCAATACGTATTTGCCGCAGCCTGCTACTATTAGGTGAAAGCCGAATTGCAATAAGTATTTGCCGCAGCCTGCTACTCTTCTGTCAAAGCTCCTGCTCGTCGAGGTCGTCGAACATGCCAGCGCCGGAAGACGTGAAGGCTTTGATCTTCGTGCCCGGGAATGTTTCTTTGACGCAGTTCACAAAACTTTGATCTTCAATCAATCTTAGAACATCAGCCAGTGACCAAACCAGCACGCCCCGCTCGATGCGGTTCGCCACCAACTGCACGTCGCGCTCATCGCGAACCAGCGCCACCACTCGCCCGTCAGAGATTGTCGCCTCCCAGACTTCGGGCTTTATTTGGTCTGCGCCTGCAGCCGTCGCAGCCTTGTCGAGCGCCACGAATGCGTTACGCATGCGCGCACACTCGCGCTCGATGTCTTCGACCGTCCCTTCATGCTGCGCCTTGCGCAACAAAAATCTTTGACGGTCAAACTTTTCGCGCAGGTCATCAGGCACGAGGAGGCGCAAGCGGTCGGCCCCCCACTTTTTTTCCATCTCCACAACAAAGAGATCGAGCCCCGTGAGGAGGGAAGAGACCCTTATCCTCCCCGACTCCTGCCTCTCCCACCCTGCCTGATCCACAGGCTTTTTTACCACCTTCTGCCTCATATCCTTTATACCTCGGAATAAAATTGATTTCTTTGATCGAAATAACTAGCAATAAAACCCGCTATTTTCGCAGCACTTTCAAGCCTTTCATGCTCATCTTCCTGCAGGCTATTTCTTCCGCGACAGACCCCTTCTCGAGCATGCCCTTGATCCAAGCCTCGATAACGTCCTCAGGAAGCCCTGTGCTCTGAGCGAAGATAGCTGGCGCAAAACGTTTGAGCCCAGCCTGCCTGCGAATCGAGTAGGGTGTTTTAGCCTCCCACATTGTATGCATGGCAGCCATGAAAACCTCGGCCATATCCTCTGGGACCTGCTCTGCGAGGGCTTTTTGCTTTGCTCTCTTTGCGACAACCCTCCCCTGATATCGCTTGCGCTGCCTTTCCTTGCGCCGCTCTTCGTGCGCCCCTTCGTCCTCATTGCGCTTCTCGCGTCTAGCCTGCGTGCGAGACTTGATCTCCACATTCGGCACGGGACACGGTCCATGCAGGTTCACTCTCTTAACCCACTCCCACATTCGCGGGTAGTGCATATCCAGCAGCACCGAATCTCGGCTCTTCGCCACCCAACCTTTGGGATGGCACCCGATATGCCAAATGCGTTTCGGTGCCTTAGTCGAATCGAGGCACAGCATGTAATTGCGCCACTCGCCGTGCCTTGCGAGTTGAGGCTTACGCCAGAGTGTCCACTGGTCATCCCCGCAGACCAGCCGATCTTCCCAAACGTCCGGCCCTCTCAGCTTCGTCCGCTGTCGGAAACGATCACGCCATGCCACGAGCCTCGCCATCTCTCCATTCGGCTCGGTGCTCTGCTCTGCCGACATGTCCCCGCATTCGTCTAGCGACCCTCGGGGAGCGACGACGAATCCAGCGGGGGTTGCAGGGCTGTCTTTTTGAGCCTGCACCGGCTGAAGTTCTTGGGTCATACAGACGTTACTGTGGTAACTCTGGGGTAGATTTGTTGAAAAAACTTCCTTTTTCCGCACGTTTTCATCTTGCATATTTCACCTACGATCACCTACGAATACATAAATCATTGAATCATCAACCAAAATCATCATCACTCACGATGTCTACGATGCCGCTTACGATGTTCGTGGGTTGATTTAATGACCTACGATCATCTACGAAGTCCCCCCTATCAATCATGGCGGAGAGGCCAGACATGGGGAGCGGTTTTGGACCCTTTTTGAAGCCGGTCACCTTGTTGCGGCTCTTGCTCCACTTCGAGTCAAGCTTGATCACTTCATCGATCAGCCATTGCTCGAGTAGCTTCT